GGTATCTGGGAGGGGAAGGTCGATAGCACCTCCTGCCTTACGGCATCTTGCCCCGAAGGACTGAGGATACAGCGTGGGCGTCACTCCACGAACCCGAAGGTCCTCTGCTGTTTAAATGCCCTAAGTCTTTCTCAAGACATCTGCAACTAGGACATATCGGTCATAAAAGTCAAACCAAGTAGGAAAAGCCTCACACACGTCATAAGCAAATGAGCTGGGGATTGGACCGCCATCCCATTTGTTTAGAAAGAAATCTTCCCATTTCTCAGCGTATGACCTATACAAGCCAAAAACTTCCTCAGAACACCTATAAGATGCAGCTGAGGGGGAAGAGTATGTGATATTATTCCAGTTGATTTTCATGAGGGCTTCTTTATAACCGGGGATATACCTTTCTTTTTCAAACAAGGTAGGTAAATCCACTTCCAAACCAAGATGATGCATCTTAACTGAATCAAGATGCTGGAACCTGGATCGTTTGGATTGGTACGTGACTCTACTTGAGGGTCTCTGATTAGCACAAATTCTCCTTGAAATGTGAAAATTTGCCACAGAGAACGCCTTAAGTATGGGTGAGTCGCCGCTTTCCATAACCAAAGACATTGCCTTCGCCATGCGCAATTTGGCTAAAGCAAAATCATTACCGTTTTTCTGTTGCGCCATAGTCCATCCACACTTACAAATATTGCTCCGGCAATCCAACACATGACAAATCCTTCCATCAATGAATGGGCGTATCTCAGAACGCGTCTTGCCTTCAATCTCATGAAGGAGAGTTTCGTCCATATTTGATCGATCCCAATACAATTTTAGAAAGCCAGCATGTCCGAGGTCTTTTGCTTCGGTCATTTTGACGATGAATCCGGCATCTTTAAATTGCTCTGGAGTTGGTGGAATCCCTTGAGCAACAAATAGACCGTCATCACCTTCAACGACACCAGTTATTCCATAATCTGGTTCGTCCCACGTGTTGTTTACAACGCAATATTCATATTTTGCACCAAGATAATTAGTGATGCCATTTCCCACTGAAGTGCAAACATCACCAGACATCCTTGTACCAAGCAACTTGACTTTGATGCGAGTCGGCCCATGCCCGAACTCACATTTATTTTCGCCAGCCAAAATGGCGTCAAGGATGTCAGCCATGTCTGAGCCTCCCTGTAAACAAGACAGGATGTGTCTATATACAGGAAGTTCATAAGAGCGCATGACTTCTGGTACCATTGCTGCCTCAAAGGCAGTGTGATCTGTGGACACAACAACCCCCCTTAGCGCTCCCATCTTAGCCTCGACATAAAACGGTACAGAAGCCCGCGGGAGGCCCTTGACGAACGGGTTGAACCCCTGATCAAGAGGAAGGGAATACAATAGATGGTCAATAAAATGAAATATAGGAAATAGCTTCGCCTTGGCAACGTCGCTTCTCGCATTGATCCACCTTGCGTGCTTGTATTCAATCCCTGCAACGGTGAGGGCCGAACAGTCTCCTTCATAGTGTTCTCGCTTGTTGTGGGATTGATTGAGCACGTATCTATCCCACATGTCTTGGGTCCAATAGATGATGTCAGGGGCAAGCTTGTCTGCGTCCCTAATTTCTTGTCTTCTTCCTTCTGAATAACCGGAACACTGGAGACAGTATTCGAGAGTGGGGAGGACGGCTCCGGTTGGGAGGGGGATGTGTTTCCGACAGAAGGATTGGGTAAAGTGTAGACTCCTGGATTGGTTTTCATCTGATACACTCGGGACCTCTCTACCAAAACGTTTAGTTGCTCCTGCCACTTGAGTACCGTGATCGGTAGGATCACAGACCGGAGGACAACAACCACAAACGTGATTGCCAAGAGAAACGCCAAGAATAGCGCGGCCTTCGAAAAATTGGCCAGGATCAAGGATTGTGAATCCCTTCTTGGTGTTGGGTAAAGAGGAAGTGGGCACTTCGTGTATCCGATACCCCTGGAAGACCAATCGATTCCTTCCAGGGCCTTGGAGTTTCCCTGATTAGTGACACACATGTTGTGATGGATATAAAACTGAGCCAAATCAGCAGTACCCATCATAAAGGACATCATCAACATGGGGTCACCGGGACTGGTAGTGGGGAATTTCATCGCCCCCGCATACCTTCTGACATCCATTTCTAGGTCATTGCGCGTTTTCTCCTTACTACCAGTGGTGCCTGCAACACCCAAAGCAAGTTCGCCAGACGCCAATATATCCTGATGCCAAACATGGTACCAGGTAGAATGGCTAATGCGGTAGTGGCCCAACAATAGTGGATTGTCAAGCTGCTTGCCATAAGCCATTGTTATATTGCGTTGGACATAAGGGACAGATACTTCTGCTATATGGGTGACATAGCTTCGTACCTGACCCATGACATGCTGCAAGAATGATACTATCAAGGCAAGTATCATCATCGAACAGAATACATCAACGACAAGGCAGTACGCCCAATCTTTGAGTATCGTGTGTAAAATGTAGTAAAGGAAAAATGTAGCAAAAGTGACGACATTAACACATTTCCTCAGAAATGTCGTTGTGACAGAAACATCCGCAATTTCCCCCTTTCCAGGGCCCTCATACTTGTATTTTGTAGGGGACCTGTTATCAAGCTCAATTGTATGCCAGTGTACCGCTTCTTCTTCCACGACCACGGTGGGTGGTCGGGCCTCAGGTAAGCGATCACCTGCTAAAGCCTTTGACAGCTTTGCACACTCTTGGGTTATTTCGGGTACTGCGCGGGTTTCCTTCACATCATCCTTTAAGGAGGATGCTTCCTCTGCTGGCTCTTTGACTGAGCCAGGGGGTGATTGTAAGGTGGGTGCTGTTGGTATGACAGTTGATGATGATTGGGAGGAGGAGGACTCGGTGTCTAGCCCCTTCCTTCTATCATAGTCAATCAATGTCGCAGCAAGCTGAGTATCAATGCCCCTCATGTTAGTGGAGAGGTATTGAAAGAAATCACAGTTTCTAATGGCTTCAACTTCTGCCATTATTGCATGCAAATCATCATTGGGCATTGGTAAAATGTCAAAAACCAATTGCACCATGGTCAGTTGTTTCTCGCCCCATTTGAACAGTTTCTCAGAGCACATGGCGGAAACGATAGAGCACCAGTACAAGGGTTTACAACCTTTGCAATGATAATTCAGACAAATTGGGCACTGGTGCCGCTTATTATCTGTAATATCTCTGATCACTCTAATCACAAAGCCATACATCATCCATACTTTCAAAGAAGGTAGTAAGCATGTTACGTTCTTCTTATAATAGTATAGCTGAGGAAAGTCTTTGGACTTGTACATTCCTGCCAACGTGTAATTATCAAGGACACAGGGCGGTGGGTTCGCGTTACCCGAAACCCAATTGACATTTTTCCCAGTGGTGAACATGGACGGATTGAATTTTAGGCCAGGCTTTGACCAAACCTCGCCAGTTTCAAAGATCGGTAAATCCAAAAGTTTAATACTGAATTTTGGAGCAGAATTTTCAACAACTGTTGAATTAGATTTTTGTTCCATAATGAGTTGTATTTGTTGTTCTGGATTTTTGGGTTGCGTAACGGCGTCTCCGGCAAGTTGTTTATCGTGGATTGCGGACCACTAGGTCAAGTAACGTGAGCGCTCTCACCCCCAAAGAAGGGGCCCAGCTTATACAGCCAGCACACGCGCCCGAGATGAACCCCCTAGACCAAGGGATTCAAATCATGGGTTTAACCATGCGTGACAGTCCTACCACAGAACAGTGGTAAACGCTCGCCATGTCAGGGGATAAACAATATGAAGGTTCATATTGAGTTTGGGAGGATTTTTCTCTCCCTCAACAGCCTGACACTCCCGAGCAAAACTGCCCCCGATGAAATTCAGCCCAGACAATGGATTCTGGACCCCGCCCCCTCACAATAGCAAGCGGTACCAACAGAACAGTTGGCGGAACAACGTGCGTGCACTTTCACAGCCTCATTGGTAAAACCAACGAGACCATTACTCATGCGTGAAATGCAAGCTCTATCAAAAGCATCTGAAACACAGTGAAACTAAGCACAGGGTCTCAAACCGGTGCCGTGAGAATGGTTAAATGCCAACGGTGCAGATCTATGACTAGAATCCCATCCATAAAAGATATGGAATCAGATTCTATGTTGACACCTCCAAACTAGGACTTAAGCCAGATCGGAAGAGCA